CGTTAAACAGCTCAGGGTTTTGCAATTCCGTCAGTGCCGCCTCCCGGCTGATGTAATCACTCATTTCAATTCCTCCAAACTAATCTGCCCATCAATGGGCGTATTGCCAACCTCTTGCCGCTTTCGCTCCTGGATAACTTCGCGCACAATGGGCTCGCGGCTTATCGTCCGATTGAATGCCCCGCACGCCATCCATCGTCCCGCCCAGTCCGTCGCTTCACTGTGGGTAATCCCGTACACCTGGCATTTGCCAAGCACTTTATCGTGATACTTACCCTTTATGAAGTTGCTGCACTCCCGGCACGTATGCCCATCCAAAACGCCAAAAAAACGGTGCATCAGAGCAAGTTTACGTAAGGCCATTACTGTTCCTCCACATAGCACCAGCTTTGGGGTGGGCGTTTGATTTCAACAGGCGCATATCCAAATTTCGTTTTCCGCAGCCCCTTGAATGCGCTCAGCGGTTTCGGCTGAGCGTATATTTTCAGGTCGGAGATATGCCAGCCGTACATTGCCTCCCTTCCGAACGCATAATACCGAAATTCTTCCTCTGCCAGACATGCAGATTTCAAATCCTCGTCGTCAATCTCCCACCAACTATCACCGCAGTCGTAATCCATTCCGATTTCCGGGTGCGGGCAGTAATCGTAGTTGTACGTTGCTATGTTGCCACATGTGAACTCACCGACAACTATTTTCCCACCGCTCACATTGCATAGCATCCCGCCGTTAACTTTGTAGCTCAGGTTTCCGGCAGTGCAATAAATGTAAACCTTAAAAGGCGTTTCCATATTTGGACGGGTCTTTCTGACTTCCAGTGTCTTTTCTCCGTTCAAAATCTTCTCCGCCCACTCCGGGCGGATGCTGATAAGTACCGCCTTAGCCATTTCCATCACTTCCCTTTCCTTTAGCTCGGAATCTGATTGGCTCAAAACCGCAAGACGCGTATTCCGGCTTAACCGAATACGCCATACTGCACCAATCAAAGTTGATACAGTCCCCGCAGGTCATACCGTTCGGCAGCAACATACACTGGCATTTGCAGTTTTTGGCTTTATAGTAATCACAATTTCTGCATTCCATTGTTATCTCCTTCCCGCCCGGGTTGCCCCGGGCTTATCTGCTATCTAAAAATCACTACCATAGACGGAAACGGTGCTGGGTTCATTGCTGCCCCGTTTTCATCTTCAAATTTTAACCGCCCACGCAGAAACCGAATTTCCGCTTTTCCGTATATGTAATCGTGGAAATAGCTTGTGTCCGTCCGTGCCGGAATCAACATTACGATTGTCACCCCCCCACGGACATGTTCGGAATATGCCTTTTGAACCCATTTTCCGATCTCCCGGCCATAAGGCGGATTGCAGAACACGGCTCCGTATCCGCTCCAAGGCGAGGAAAGACCGTTCATTTCAGGGGTGAAAAAACATCTGCACTTGGCGTTTTCAGGGGAAGCAGCGGCATCTAAGCCAAAATGGAATTCCTGATCCAGTTCCCGAAAAAAGTCTTTCGGCGTTCGCCAGTCCATTTTTACGCTGCTTAACAGTGCTTTGTTCATGTTTTACCTCGTTTCTATCGTTGTTACCATTTCCGTGACCTCACGAAAATGATCTATCCCCACTGTTCTGCCATAGCCTTGGCGATCCCAGAGAAAGTCTTGCTTCTTCGTTTACTGTCACGAAACGGCGTTCCAACATTGCTTCTTGGCGTTCCGTCCGCTTTCTTGCTTCCTCCAGAGACCCATGAACACACGGGTTTTACAATTTCAGTCGGTTCAAGGGGTGGGATTCCTTTCAGCCACAGGCAGGTTTTCTTGCTGTACGGATGGCCAAATTCATACGGCTGAATGATTTGGCTGTATTTCGGCATCCTGTAAACACCAGACGGTATCGGATTTTCGACTGCGATTTTTTCGATCGGTGCGTTTAGAAATTCTAGAAAAAACTCTTTCGCATCCAGTCCATTGTTCAGGCGTTCCAGCTCCACATAGCTTTTCCCCTCAAGGTGTTTGTACAACCTCGCTGCCCCTGCGTTGCTCAGGTATGTGCACGGTGGGTGTGCAATCAGCAAATCCCACCGCCCCACATCATGCGTCTGCCCATCCATGGTAGTCACTTCCCCCCCCTCGATGGCCTTTAGAGCATCCCCCAGGATATGCCATTCCGGGTGCCCCCCGCTGGGTTCCTGAATATCGCAGGAGTAGGCTTCATGCCCTTTTGCCCGGAACGCCTTGCACACGGTTTGCGATTCCTCGCAGGCTATCAGAACTTTCATTTCCCATTTCCTTTCTGTTTTTTCTTTATTCCCCCGAGGGACTTTCCCCCACCTTGGCGGGGTGCAATTCCGCTTCACCGGCTTGAAACAGCCGTACATTTTCGCCTTGCTCATGCTCAAAAACAATCCCCTCTCTCACCAAATCCGGGTGTTCGTACCGGAAAAATTGGCGTTGTTTTTTGTGGTTTCCAATTGATTTCATGATGTTTTTGTTCCAGTTATCGATGAAATACGTTTCCCATGCCTTGCAGCCATCCCCGTTGGTGGGGCAATCGTCCCGCGTGCAGTTTCTGCAAAAGGGGCTTTCAGAATTGATGTACTGGCCGGGTTTTTCTCTCATAATGCGTCCCTTCTTTCATCTGCGCCCGCCGCCAGAACCTGCCGTATGGCTTCCAGCTCAGCGTCCCCCAGCTCGCCGGACGCGCCCTTAGGAATATCAGGCTTCCCATAGCGCCTAACCGGTGGTGCTGACCCAGCACCGCCCCTGTCCTGCTCTTTGGCAAGCCAGCCGTTGATAAATCGCTGTACCCCGCCCTTGGTTTTCCGCTTGGATGGGTTGGCGTCACACCACCCGGCCATTTTCCGAAGCTCTGCCAGGATATCAACGGCGGGATAGAGTTCTGCCCATTTGTCCACGTCAGCCTGAAAAACAGGGTAAAGGGATTTATCATTCAGCATGATCTGGCACACCGGCGGCGTGGAGGCGGCTTCCGACTCCGCGCCTATACTCTCCTTTACTCTACTTTTCTCTACTCTACTCTCCTCTACTCTACTATGTCTCCGGATGTCAGCATTTTTTGAGAAAATGTTGACATTTCTGCTTGAAATGTTTACATTGGGGCAAATTTGGGCACACTCGACCAGAAGGATGTTGTAATCGACTTCAAGACTTTTACGGCGGCTGACTGCCTCGAAGTACCGCTTCTGAATTCCCCGTGAAGTCAGAACGTGATACTTGTCATATATCTCTTTGTCGAACATCCCTCGTCTGATAGAAGCCTCTATTATTTCGGAAACGACGCTCCCACCCAGCCCGCATCTTCGGGCGAACAAAAGCGCAACCTCCTCTGTCCATTCAATGTAATAACCCTCCTTGCCGTATATCTCTTGCAGCAAGTGAACGATTACACCAAATCCTGTCAAGCCATATTCTGCTTCTATCAGTTCAAACTTCTTGTCCAAGCAAACATCAAGCGGAAAGAAATCAAGTCCGCTTTTGATTGCCATGTGCTACCTCACTCCGGTTGCGTGTTCCAGCGAATACCGCGCGAAGCACGTCCGCTCCCCGTACCGGTTTTTCCCGGTGACGGTTTCGCTCTTGATGGGTACGCCCTGCGCTTTCAAATCCCAAATTCTAGCACCCAGCCGGTAACAGCCGTACTCGGTAACCGCCTCGGCCTGAGTGATACTTCCGTAGTCCTGCAAATGCCGTAGGATACGTTCACACTGTGTCACGGGGCGCCTCCTCTCCGGTAAGACGAACCGCCACGCATGGGCGGGTGCCGTATCGCTTGCAGACTGTGGCGTCTGTGATAGCGGCATCATCCTTGTAGGCGATACCGTTCAGGGCGTCACACACAATCTTGCCTATGTTGTCCCAGTCGGGTTTCACCATTGGCAAAATCTGATTGTCAATCGCTTCGGCCTGCCTGCGCTTGCTCCACGAATGGGGAACGGGGTAGATTGCCGCAATGTCGACACGGATAGTGCCGGTGAACTTTGCCCCGTGGGCTTCGCACTGGTATGCCCATGCCACCAGCTTTTCATAGTCCTTCGTTTTCTTTGGGGTGTATGTCTCACCGTTCTGGGTGAAGCGGGGGCGCTCCTTCCCTTGCGGAACGCCGGGAATCGTAAATTCAATCGTCACGTTTTCGCTCCTTCCTTTTGGAGTTGGCGGTTTAACCTCCCCCCCCGCCAAGGGAAAATGCAAACTGTACTGTCAATCTTTTTGAGGAAAGATTGCTTTTTCCGGCCTAGAACGGCAATTGTTCGTCCTCTCCATCCAGCTCTGCGAAGTTCGCCGCAGGAGCGGGAGCCTGATACGCCGGAGTGCTGTATCCGTTGTCAGCCCCAGAGCTGGCCTGAGTGCCGCTTTCCTTGCTACCGCAGAAATAGACACTGCTCACAAGAATCTCCGCATAACGGCGCTTCTGGCCGTTCTTGTCTGTATACTGCCGGATTTGCAGTCTGCCTGTTACCATAGCCATCTGACCCTTGCGGAAATACCTTTCCACGGTTTCAGCGGTGGAACCCCAGGCAACGCAGTCCAGAAAATCCACTTCCTTCTCACCCGTCTGGGAGTTCTTAAAATCCCGGTCACAGGCCAGTGCGAAACTGGTGACAGGCTTTCCGGAGCCGGTGCGCCGGAGTTCGGGGTCACGGGTGAGACGGCCCATGACGCTGATTGAGTTCAACACGTTGCTGTACCTCCTTTTTTGTGATTCGCTTCCCATTTAGTTTGAGCACATGGCCGGAGTTGAGAAGCGATAATTCCGTCTCCGGCGGGTATCGGAAGTCCATTGCGGACTGCATCAGGGTTGTGCCGTCCTGTCCGTGTACGGAGTACACCAGGTGACCTCCGGGGTGCCTATGACTTCTCCGGTTGCAGAATCCACAGGAACAGGCTGGCTGGCTGGCTCTGCATTCTGTGAAAGGCCTTCGGGGTATTCATCCGCCTTATTCACAATATCGGATTCTACAATTCCGAATTCCTCTGCAACTGCCAATCCCTTGTAAGAATTCGGAAAAGCTTCTCTCAACGCCTGACATTTCGCAACTTTGCGAATCATCGTCGCTGGCTTTTTGGACCACTGGCTGTTGAGCGTACCGTCTGCCTTTTTGCCGGCGTATTCGTCAAACGGGACCTCGATATGCGTTGGGTGCGCACGGTCTTTTCTATAGACGCTGGCCCATCCACCAACGATTTTCTCGCCGGGAAGATAGAACGTACCCTGTGCCCGGATGGTTTCTCCGGTTTCCTCGTCAAGCAGGATAATCCCGGACTCCATACCATCGTACTGGGGGTTTTCGTCTGCGCGCTTCATGTATGCGTCAACGCCGACAACCATTGTTGCGGGTTCATTGCCATACTTGATGCAGTAGGCCTCTTTCAACCATGGGTTCAGTCCAGAGAACTTACACATGTTGATGAACATTGCAATTTCCTGAAGCGAAACCTTGTCTTTATTCCCAGAAACGAGATAATCCCGCACAATATTGGGGGTAAGCGTAACCTCCATCCCGTTTACCATAAACGATGTTGACTGTTCTTTCTTTGCGGGCTTTTTCGCCACATTAGCGGCGTTCTGAATGATATTTGCCATTTTTTAATTTTCCTCCTTCGTTTTGTTAAACTTAAACGGTCTACATTCCGAAACTTTGAAGTATTCTTCCGGGATTGCCCCGTGTTCTTTCTCCCACTTCTTCCTGTCAAAAGTGGACTGCTTCTGGCTCTTCCAGCTGACGGAATACCCGCCGTAAAATCCCTTTTCGGCGGTTCCCAAGGTCTCCATAACCCTTGCTTTTGCCGCCTTTTTCTTTTCTTCCAGTTCCTTGATTTGCCGGGAGCATTCGTCAAGAATCGCAAGGTCTGCGGCGCATCCGGTCAGGTCTACAGCATCTGCATCCGGGTCACTGACAGGGAATGCAGCGTTTAGGGCATCCACTGTGGAATCCATGCCATCAATGGCCGGGGGCGTTTCGCTCTGAACGTTCTCCCAGAAGCTTTCCTCCGCCTCTTTCAGGGCTTCCAGCTCTGCTTCGTCCCGCTCGATGACGAACACCTTGAAGTCAATGCCCAGAACCAGAACCGCCAGATACCAGCGGTCAAGGCCTGACACAAGCAAGTAATGGCAGCACTGTGCGTAGTAAGTAGCCGGGAACTCGCCGTTCTTGAATTTGCTCAGGTGCAGGGCATTGGTGGTCTTGATCTCTAATCCTGCCCGTTCCCCAATGACCAGCCGGTCGTAGTTGGCGTGCGCGTAGGGCATATCGTCCCGGAATACGGTGTAGTTCTCCCGGCGCACCTTTTTCCCGGTAGCTTCGGTAAACCGCTTTGCTACGTATTCCTCCAAGTCCGTGCCAAGGCGTACCGCCTCTTTCTGGGAAATATCCTCCGGGATGACCTTACCGGTTTTCTCCGCCCACAGGGCATACGGTGACTTGTAGGGGTTCAGACCCAGAATGGCGGCGGCATCCGAACCACCAATGGTGGTAGAGCGCAGCGCTGTCCATTCCTCTTTGCTCATGGTCGCGGTTGGGATTTTCCGTATCATTCTTCATCCTCCTGCAACGGCTCAAACCGTTTTATAGCGATACCGCCCTTGTACGGATATGCCCGGTATTTTGCCCCGGGGGGAACAATTCCGCCTAAGCTACCTGTGCTGATATAAAAGCCCCCACCAACTTTGTTTATTTTTAATGTTCTACCAATTTTTTGCGGAATAAAAACGACGTAGTTCTTGCTTACTTTTATCCCAACAGTGTTTTC